GTTTGTGCTCAAGAAGGGAAGACAATGATTGAATTTTTCCATCTACAGTAACATACTTATCTCGGATTTGTTCAAAATCAAATCCAATCTGTTTAACAACATATTTAACACAGTACCGCGCGCGCTTAAGTGTGGCCTTTGAAAGCCAGACGAACCCAAGATCAGAAACGGCAGATCGAATTTCATTATACAGGACGTTTGTTGCAAACAGGAATCCATGAAAATGAAGACGAGGCTCAGATCCGATTTCCGGATGCGTGCCGAATTCCTGAAAAAAACAATGCTTAAAGGAATGGCCAATCCGATGGCGGATTCTCTCATTCCATTTTCGAATAAATGAAGCAGGATCGAGAAGCGCAGCGTTATAATGAGAGGGATTGATAGTTATGGTAATAAAAATAGCCTGCTGCGATTCAGCTCTACAACGAGCCAACTCGCGCTCCAGGCGAACGAACCAATCATTGCGAAGACGACGGAGACAGTCATCACACCTGCCACAAGGGACCATGAGCCACTGACGGGAAACATCCCAGGGGCGAAGCGCAAGCGCAGAACGCGCGACGTCAGATCCAGAACGGGAAGGGTTCTTACTGTCGTAATAACGACGGTTGCGAATCCATATGGGAGACTGGCAGGCCATAACTAGAACATACTTTGACAATAATCGTATTTAGTACCAGGGGCGTAATAACGGGAGTTTTTGACGTAATCCCTTGCATCCTGTTCGTACTCAAACCAGGCAACAACTACTCGTCGCTTTCCCAAATATTTTCCGACAGACCACCGAAAAGGGCGACCATCAACCACAGGAGAATATTTCGAAGTGTCATACGCATCCATAAAAATTTGTATATAAGGGCAATCGATTCGGCGAGCCGACTGCGATTAAACGGAGAAGCAGGCGCGGGGTTCCTTACCCACTTCGTGGGTGGCCACAGCCTTTGGCTGTCCGCACCTGCTTCGAAAACCAGTTAAAGTACCTTACCACCAAGGGGGCGGGTGACGATTCTAGTCCCCTTTCCCTTCTTCTTTCGACGCGCTTTCATGGAGATCAATATTAAAATCAAACATAACAACCAAAGTATTGTCAAAATACTCGATAGCGAACCCTGGAAGCGAAGACAGGCTAACGACAAGGGACGACACATCCGAATGGAAGACATAACAGCTGTCGGAGATTGAATCAGCTTTCAACAGCGTCGGAAGAACAGTATCTTTCAAGGAAGAAACAGGAAGGCTAACAAACTGGCCATTCTCAATATAACCAACCTGGGCGAGATCAATCTTAAGCGAAGGATTGATACGTCGAAGAACAAGATGAACCTGTGTCATAGCAAAAAAGCAGATTAAATAAAATGAGGAAGCGATTTGACAAATTGTTCCCACTCTCTCGAAACGTTGAGCCAGAAGGTTGAGCCCTCGGGGGTCGAATCAAAAGGGAAGGCCGAAAAGACAGCGTTAGACAAGGTGAGATAAGGGGTATCAAGGACGTAAGCAATAAGTCCGCAAACAGCAGTGCGATGAGGCAGCGAATTGTCCTTGACAGCCGGAAGGTTTGCTACAAATTTCGAGTAAAGGCCACGACGAGAAAGCCACTCAACGAACATGTAGTCGAAAACGTTGAAAATCAGTAAGTTTGAATCAAAATTACACTTTTCCATGATATAAAGGTTATTGGTTTGACAATGCAAATATAACAAAAAAAATGAAATTCCAAAAAAAATTAACGCGAACGACGAGAATTATTGTACGAACTCGAATAACCGCTACGATTCATTTCAGTTTTGGCATAACCAACAACATCGCCCCTGGAATTGTAACGAGTGGTCATGGAAGAGGTCGTGGAATTGGCGGAAGAACCACCGGCAGAAATAGTGCCGGCCGCACGCGACATTCCACCACGGATAATACCAGCACCAGTGATACTACCGGCAACACCAATAAGGGCTTTCGAAATTTCAATATACGGATCAAGCTTTGCGTTACGAAGGGCAACGCGAGCCTGTTCGGGGAGAAATTCAGAAGCATTCGCCTGATTCACAACAGTCTTATCGAGGAAATCCTTAAGAGACATTGAAACGGTAAAGGATCGAGGGCCAGGATTGGCGCGAACAACAGGGTTGCTACTCCTGATATTTTCCGAATACTGAGGATTAGGAATTTCAACGGAAAAGCGCTCATCCCAATTACGCGAAAGCTCATAAGCAGAATCAAGATTATCAAGGCGGAGAGATTGAATTACCTCGCGAGCCTGTTCACCAAGAATCCGATTGAGTTCGCCCTGGGTATTCATCATAAAAGCCTGGGCAGACATGAGTTTGCCTAAATTTTCATTCTCAATACCTAAACGCTTAACCTCTGCGGCAACAAGGGTAGCCTGATTCTTCTTTTCATCAACAGAACTCAAGAGGGTGGCATCGGAAATAAATCGATTATTCTTTTCTATATCCTCCTGAACCTTAAGAACATCGCGAGCAGCCAGGTTATGTTTGGCAATCGCCTCATCAAGACCTACACGGGCCCTGGCCATAGCAGTATAAAGTTGGTTGCCAACGTTCTGATCGTCAATAGAACGAGCTTCAGCCTCATCGCGAGCAGCGGCAGCCTGATTACGCCGAGATTCCGAAGCAGTAAGCATGTTCTGACCAACAGCGGTCATATCGAGAGGACCAACACCAGGGGCAGAAAAACCACCCGAAGGACCGGAAGCACCGACAGAACCGGCAGAACCACCGGACATGGTAGCATTGACACCAACACCGGAGCCGCCTAAAACAGCAGCGGGCGTAACACCGGCCTTGCTATAACGATCAAAAACCTTGGACGGGTCGTTGTATGCGTTCTCGTAATCAAACTGTTTTTGCCAATTACCATACTCGTACTCAGCCTGCTTGGCCATCTGCTCAAGGGCATACTTCTGCTGAAGGGCCATTTGCTTCTGAGTGTATTTCCATTGGCGACGGGCGTTCATGCCGGCAAAAATCTGACCAATACCACCGGAGATAAGGCCAGATGCACCAGATTGAGCGGCGCCTTGATATAACTGTTTGCCGAATGAAGTTCCGGCAAGAGCAGCAGCAACAGGAGCAGGCATAATTAAGGGCGTTTAAAGTTACCTATCTGCTCGTATGTGATAACAGTTCTGGTGGTATCACCGGACTTAACGGAGGACGCCGACTGGACGACATAATGTCGCGCCGTACACGATTCGAGGAAAAAAGACGCAAGGGCAGCCACGATCGCCGTAACCAGCGCCCAAAACTTTTTGGAGTGCAAGACATCTTTGAGTTTCATAATTAAAAATTAAAGAACGATAGAAAAATGCGCGGCCTCTCCTGCAGTCGTTACCAATAACCTTCAGCGATTCACGGACTCTCACAGAAGGGGTCCGCGCACGTAACATATATCGTCAAGTAAAGAAAGTACTATTTTTCTTCAGAATCGGCAGATTTAGAAGCAGACCTCGGTCTATCCAACTCTAAATCAATAAGTTCTTGACCTACCTCAAGGCCGTCAAACTTATCCATACGAGAGAAAGCATTAGGATCAAAATCAATATCAGGGTCAAACTTCTCACCCTTATCGAAGTCAGCGGGCTCCGCCGTCACGTCCGGACGACCAGGAAGAATATCGACAGAGCCAGAACCATTAAGAACGGAGAGGATGCGCTGCCCACGAGAAACATAAGCGGGGGCGTCCTCAAGTAACCAATCAAGTGCCATAAGATTAATGTATTAGCGATTGGACAAACGAGTTGCAAATGTTTTATTAACCAAATTCTTCTTCTGAACAGAATACGAGAGATTAACGAAGAAATTATCTTCTCTCCTGGAGAGGAACGGCGAGTTCACCTGATCCAAATCCACAAACAGGAGGGAATAATACTGATTGTAGCTCGCCGACAAAACGCGCTGTTGCACCCAATAGGAGTAAAGAGGTAGAGCGCTGGAAGCACCCTGGAATCGAGACAGCTGACCGAGAACCTCGTCGTAAGAAGATCGAAACTCGTTAAAGCAAGGCTCGTAAGCCACGGTTTCCGCAGTGGATGTAGTTCCAAAACCAAACTGAAATCCAGGAACATCCTGGTATCCGATATCATTGTAGATCGGATTGAAGTAGTCAGGACCGGTATAATGGAGATAGTCGGGGTAGATACCTGCCCAATAATAGACAGGACGAATACTCAGCATATCAATCATGTAGCCAGGCTCGCGAAAATAATAGGATTGACGACGACCAAGGCGCTCGTTAAATGCGATAGAACCACCTTGCTGACCAAGAGGAGGCATGGAATACGAATCACCTTGAAAATTGTTAGCACCCGCTTGATTCATAACAACCTGGACATTAACGGTCAGCGAGGCACTAAACAGAAGCTTGGGACGATCAACATGTTCGATCCTTGATGCAAAGAACGTTTCAAGCCAGTCGCTATATCGACTACCTCCAGCGCCAAGCAAATCCTTGTATTCCTGGAGACGTGAAGCAATAGCCAATTGTGGAATAGTTGAAACACCAGACATGGAAACGCCCTCGGAACTACCAACAGGGAGTAAACGACTGTAACGGTCAGGGTTCGCAGGTACAACAGCCATCGGATGGGATACAAGAAATGCTCCAAGCGTAGTAACGTCCGTAGTACCAGGTTCAACGGCAAACTGATCCGCAGGACCTGCAGCAGTCAGCGAGGTACTTCCAGGGTAAATAGTGGAAACGGGATAGCCGTCCTTGGAAGCAGTAATCGTAGCGCCAAGATCGGAGAGCAATATCTGAGAAAAAAGGTTTCCTCTATTATACGTATTGTTCGACGACGGCACGGCCGAAGGATAGAACTGGCTCTCAAAATAAGCATCCAGGAATTCGAGATTTCCGAACCTTTGTGTGAAAAACGACTGCTTGTCACTGAACTGGGAAACGTTATATGCGGTGCCAGTGTTATTGGGAATGAAATACCAACTACTAGGCCAGGCAAAAGAGTAGAGACCCCACTGAGAGTAGCTGTAATAGTTGCGAACAATATCCCAATAAGCAAGATAGGAATCGGCAGTACACCAACCCAGGGGGTGTCCCAATTGGGCAGTCGAAAGGTTGGCCGACATGGGAACATTGCTAGAAGTCGTCACTGGAATAGTGGCTGGAACAATACGCAGCCAGCGAAGCAGTGAGTTGGAATAAGGGTAATTGTTAGTAGTATACGGATAAGACGCAGTCGATGAGGCGGCGACAAAATTCAAACTTAAATTGTTCATGTCGAACTTACTACTATTCGTCCTCAACTCGGGGTGATACAACTGAAGCGGCACCCAAAAACGGTGAAGTCGAACAGTGTAGGGGTTGAATGACGGAACAGCAAGAGAATTACTACGAACATCAATACCCTGATCGATAGATACACGATCACGTGCATTAATAAAATCGACGCGCACTGGATACAAAATACCCGGTGTGCACGTAAAGGCCTTGCTCTCGGGAACGTCGTAGCGAGAGTAGCCATTCACAGCATGCGAAATGAAGGGTTGTTTTCCCATAATCAAATAGTTAGTTGAAGATTATATTCGTCGCGCCAGAAGCGCAAGATGTCCCTATCCAGGAAGGTTGGCGGATCCAGGTCGGGCATCCTACGCTTCGAGGCACGAAATTTCAACACTTGCTTTTGTTCCCAGGTGTATGTATCTCGACCGGATACGGAGGAAGCGGGAAGGAAAGATGCAACACACAAAGAAACGATATGACGCACCAAAGAAGACTTGCTAAAACGTGAATACGCATCAGCAGCCAATATGGCTTTTCGTCTTTCGTCTTCTGGTTTAAGGTACCGATCATAGTATCGAGGGATCGCGTAATTATATACGATGCCTTTCGAAGGGTCCATATAAGACCAAGACGTAACACGAGCAGAAGGACGGGGATTATAGCCAAGAAAATCACCAACTCCAGCACTGACAAACTTCCGAGTGTAGCGTTTGTGCTCAAGAAGGGAAGACAATGATTGAATTTTTCCATCTACAGTAACATACTTATCTCGGATTTGTTCAAAATCAAATCCAATCTGTTTAACAACATATTTAACACAGTACCGCGC